ATGCAAGACAGTAAACCTGATTCGAGCAGAAGAAAAGCCCTCTGCATCCTCGCCGACCAAAGCCGGATGCAGAGAGCCATCAACCACCACAAGGGCGGTACGGTTATTATACCGGCCTCCCGCAAAGAAAACAAGGAGGAACTTTTATGAACGATATCATTATTCCCGCAAAGTACCGGCGTGGCTTGGATAATGCCGAATATCAAGTCAATGCAGCACACGCCTTACTCGAAAACATTATCGAGCCGATGATCCACTGCACCCGCTGCGAAGGACTGCTAATAGAATACGCGGAACAGACCGGTGGTGATCTGAACAAGGCCGCGCGTGCATGGATGGAAGAAAACATTGATGTGCTATATGCCGCCGAATATGCCGCACAGCAGCTTTTGAGCGAAGCTATGGATACATTGCAGATGCTTCCGAAAGAGGAGGTTTGCAATAATGCTTAACTCGATCAAAACCGAAAATCAACGCATGACTGTTGAAATCGGCATGGATTGTATCATGCCGAGAATCGAGATAGCGAACGACATTTTATATGATGCTTGGGAAGAGTTTTTCGGAAATGTCCCGCAGCAGAGTATTTCCGCCTTAGAGTCAGAGCGTTTAGGCCGCATTCTATATGCCGCGTTTGACATGACATCCAACGCTATCCGCGAGTATCATTTGATGTTGGGACACTATGATTTGGATACAGTCGAGCGCTTCATGGAGAATGCGGAACATATCACCAAAACCATAGAAGCAAAGAAAGCAATCGAGACCGCGCGGAAAGAACAACGCTTCGATGACATCAAGAAGGCAATGACGCTTGATAACGAGGCGGTCATCAAGCTGTTAACAAGCGAGGTGCCGGAAGAATGAAGCTTCTCTACTGCGCCCGCTGCACAACGCCGCTGATGAGCGCGGCCACGGTGTTTGTCTGCCCGTGCTGCGGGGCTGCGTACCGTCAACGCGGCACGCGCTTTTCCTTCGTCGCTGATCTATCCGGCGTATCCGTCAAAGAGATGATGCAGAGCATGGAGGTCACGCTATGAACGATAATGACAGATTCTATCCTGTCGTGCAAACGCCGCTCGGAAAGGTGCTGCTCATCGGCTCAACTATGACCGTTGAGCGCGAACGCGAGCTTTTCGGAAAGAAGGTGCTCCCGAATGAGCACAGATGAGTGCATTCGAGCGCATGATCTGATCAACACGCCGCTTTCCCATGTATGCGCGCCAAAGTGTACAGTAGCCCGTAGAGTCCGCCGAAGAGTAGCAAAGAATACAGTGTGTGAGTACAGCGAAAGCTGTTTCACCTGTCCTTTATCGGACTGCAAACAGACTGTTGTCAAATGCTTAACGGTCAACCGTTTGCCGATAGATTCTCTCATATAGCGCAGAAAGCCCACAGGAACGCTCCTGTGGGCTTTTGCTTTGCCGGTGCTCATGTTATTCACACACTGTTACCGTGCGGCTTACAAGCCAGCAGGAGGGCTGCAACACCTTTCCATTTTGCAGCAGTCTTTTACTCTGCCGTCTGCAACTCCACGAGCTTGTGAATCACTCGTTCCAGGCGTTCAAGAACTTCATCATAGCCAAAGTTAAACATTGCTTTCCCTCCTTTCCTCAGTACAGCAGCACAGGCTTTCCTGCCGCGCGCGTCATGTTGTTGATGTTGGGGACGACCACGCGGGCAAGCGTCTTACCATCCACAACGAGGTTCACATTGATGGGCTCGCGGCTGCCCTGTGCCAGCGCCTCCATGACGGCCTGCTTGATGGTCGAAAGCGGCGCTTCGACGTTCGTTCCGCTCTTCTGGTCGCCCAGTACAGCAAGAAATTCTTTGTTCGGGGGGATGACGGCACCATGAGCGAGCTGCGGGATATCGTTGTACACAGGCGCATTGCCATCTAAGCTCTGCGCCGCCACCCGACGGCTGCGCGCCGGTGCCTTTGTTGATACGCGCGTACCGGTAAAGCCGGACGTTGCTTTTCTGACTTTGGAATCGTCCACACTATCAACGAAGAATTTCAGCGCAAGGCCGATCGCTGCCGAGATGATGAACGCCGTACCGGCGCTGACGATGCCCAGCGCTGCAAGGCCAACGCCAAGAACACCGGCCAGCAGTCCAAGAAGTACGCTGCGCCCGATGCTGACAAGCCGCTGCGTGCCCTTCTTCGGGTCTTTGCGGACGCTGTAAATGCTCAGTCCGAGAATCAGGCCTAATCCCATGCCGACGACCGTACCGACGCCCGGCGTCACGATAGAGCCGATGACTGCACCAAGTAGCGCGCACAGCACGACGATCAACTCAGAAAGAAGCTGTGACTTGCCTCCGTGTTCCTCGTCTCCCTCTGCAAAGCCGGTGAGATAGAGACCGAGGATCGCACCCAGGCTGAAACCGGCCACGCCGCCGGTGATGCCAAGAAACACGCTGCCAAGCAGCGCACCGAGCAAAGCCGTGATGACCACGATCCACGCATCCTCTGCGTCCATCTCGGTTTTCCATGTTTCGGGGTCAAGGCCCACAAGGTACAGCCCCAGCAGCACGCCGAGGGATAAACCGATGACGCCGCCCGTGATGCCGCCGAACGCCGCGCCGAGTGTTGCACCGAGCAGCGCCGTTAAAACGGTCAGCCATGTTGCCTTGCTCTTGGGGATAACTTTCTTGTCAAAGCTCCATTTTAGGTCATCCACGACGATCTCAAGCCCCGCGCGGATGGTCTTAAAGATATCATTGATCTTCTGGAACACCTTGTCGAGCTTTTCCATCATGGGCCCTTCGTCAAAATCAAAGTCCGGCGCAATGGCGGATGCTCCGCCGCCACCGCCGCCAACGGACGTTGTCGTGCTGAGTTTGTTGATCTCATCGAACGCCGCGAGCGCGTCTGTCGCTTCCTTCGCCGCCTTGCCGGTCGCGTCAATGGCGGCGGCCTCTTTGTAGAGGTTTTTGCCCGATGCCTCCATGCTCTTCTTTGACTTACCGCTCAGAATCGAGATGATCGTCACGATCTCCGACACAATGGCCGCAAGCAGATTCATTAGCCACGTCAGCGCCGGAATGAGTACGTCCATCATAGGCGCGGCCAGCGTCAGCAGCGCACCTTTGAGGCGGGCAAAAGCGTCGGATGCCTCTGTGCTGGTCGCAATAGCCGCCTTGATCTGCTTGCGTAGCGCCATGAGCGCCGCCGTGATGACTGAGAATACAAGCATAGAGCGCGCTAAACTCTTGACCTGATCTTTGAAACGCGCGGCATACTGGCTCGCTTTGGCGAGCGCGGAATTCTCCGCCTC